TCAGATCCATCTTCTTTTCTCCCTTTGCAAAATCCTTCTGAAAACATTCGTCTTCTTGCACTTCTGTTTTTTCTTCTCCTGCCACCGCTTCAGATATTCTAACTGTTCCCGGTCGTTCTTTTCTTGCTCAGTCATCCTGCATTACCTCCTCTGGTGGCTCTAGCATAGGCATCCAGTAAAGGACTTTTTCATAGTTCAGTTCTTCCATCGTTTCAAACTCAGAATCCACAAAGCCAAGTGTTACCGGATCATATATATCTTTCCAGAAACCGAACCCATACTCCTCTTCGTACTGGCAGAACATTGGTGGATCTCCCAGGTGATTTTCTACCAAACACATGAAGTATCTTCTGTCGATGTCTTCCGGAAGTCTTTCCTCTACAGAAATCCACTCCTTTTCGCTCTTTCCTTCTGCGTCATCTATCTTGCGCATCTTCTTGATGTACTCTCTGATCTGGAAGATTGCAGACAGCACTCCATCGTAAAACGGGTCTGCTGTTGCTCCGCTCTCTGCCACTGTTGCTTTCGCCTCGTCCTCTGACTGATTTAACCAATTTATCAAATCATCAACGTCTAACTTCTTACTCATCCTATTTGACCTCTCTTTACAATTTCAATTGCAGCATTTCTACTGATGTTGTCACTGTTATGATTCCAAGTTGAACAGGTTGGTAATGCCTTTAATCGCTTTACTACTCCGTCTACATTGTAAGCTGTTGGCTGTTCATCAATGTATCCCAAGAATCTTTCTACTTCTTTCCCATTATTCAGCATATACTTTTTCAGCATATCCGCATCAATCAGTCTCATGGTCTTGCTCCTATCTTCTGTACGGTTTCGGCAATGGCATCCATGCATTCACCGGCATATTCAGCGACTCGCACGGAATGTATCCAACTTCTTCATCATCCAGATAAAAATTATCTCTCCCATCTGTTTCTACAATTCTTTGTCCTATCGCTGTTGTTTTATCATTCTCGAACGAAAGCAGAACCCATACATTCGGTTCTGGAAGTTCGCACTTTACATCGTGCCATTCTCTTCTCTGCACTATCGGGCATTCATCCATTCTTCCTTCATCCTGCTGACCGTCTAGCTGAACTTCTTGACCGGTAATAAAGCATCCACCTGTTTCTGCCGTTTGCGTATCTACCAACCAAAACGGGCACGCTGTGCATGTATGCGGAATCTGCTCTGCTGATACCTCAAACCCATGCTCTTCGTAATTTGCTATCACTTTTCATTCTCCTCTCTAAACTTGCTGTTGAGACTATCCATGATCGACTGCAATCTTTTGGATCCGATCCCCGGTGTTTCACTGATTGCTTTCTGGACTTCTGTGATATCAATCCCAGGAACTGACTTTCTTCCCTCTTCATACGCTGTCATATAAAGATTCTTGCAGAACGATTCAAATTGCTGCCGATCCATTTTCTTGACTCTCTTGTAATCTTCTCTCCGGAGCAGATATCCTGCCCCGGTTGTCATGTTTTTTGCTTTGTTCATACTCTTGCACCTCTACTTTGCCAACTTCTTCATCGTCTTAAAGAACTTCTTCATGCTCTTCATGAATTTCTTCATACCTCTTCGCCTCCTTTATGCAAATGGAATCCTGGCATCAAACCAGCCGCCGTGCTTCTCAATCACCTGCTCGATCACTTCAACTGGCACATACGGGTACACCGCTTCTGTCGGTTTTGTCGGATCTTCAATATATGGCATCAACAATTCTTCTTTCTGGCTAGGATATCCGACTTCACAAGCTGTATATTCTCCACTTTCCAGATTCACTCGTGGCTCACAATACAATCCATCTCCAGCCTGGACGCTCATTTCAAAACCGTCTGCACAGAAGATATGAGGTCTCGGAGCCTGTGTAATCCCACACAGCAGCTTGTATGTCTCACGCAAAAACGTTTGCACACTGTCCCGTTTTTTGAACTTCTCAACATCTACAAACATATGAGGAAAGCAGTTTCCACAATACTCCCAGATCTCTTTTCCTCTTACAGCAAATGTTGCATATGTACCGCAGATCTTCATCGTCTTCGGGTTGATTGCATGACTATGCGGCTCTCCTACCTGGAAGTAATCCCTTGTCATTGTCCGTGGTGGAAGGATATCCAGGAAGTAGTCTGCCACTCCCTGGTCTACCATATCTCCGGGCTTGCAATATTCATCCCAACTGTTGCAGCCGCTCTTGTGCCATCCTTCGATTGTCTTCAGCTCTTCTCTTGCCATTACTCATTCTCCTTTTCAAATTCTTCCATCGTTGGTCTTTTCCCATCCAGGTCATCCCAGGTATACGGCTTATGATTTTCGCTTTCCCATTGTGCTTTGTAGCAATCTCTGCATACGCAAAATCCGGAAAGCCATCTCATTTCTCCCCAGTATTCCGGCTTTTTACAGCGTCTGCATATTACAATGCGTTTATTCTCGTCCATACTTAGCATCCCTCTCTTTCTCTGATTTCTGTCGAAGCCTTATCCAGAGCTTTCAGCATTGCTGGTGACGCTTTCAATTCCTCCCAGGTCAATCCCAGGCAATCCAACGTATCCTCAAGATCTCCAGTGTATCCGTACTCATGGTTATCCAACTCATACAGAAACATCTGATACAAGAATCCTGTCCCGTCCGTGTCTGACTTCTTAGCCGCTTCCAACTCTGCATAATGCCGATCGGTAACTTCTTTGTAGTGATCTCTGTCCTTCTTCTGAAGAAATCCACCAACCGGAAGTCTTACAATCTTGTCCTGGTCCTTCTCCGGATCAAGTCCCCATCTCTCCATCATTCCTCTGAACTGTTCCATTGAAAATGCAAACCCTAACGGCAGTTCGTTGAACTCTTTCTGCTGTCTATCTCTTAACTCTCTGTAGCTTTCCACCCTACTTCTCCTCCAATCCGATTTCATGTCTCACGGTAAACTCACCTTTTCTCAGTCTTCCAAGCTCCCATCCGGTATCATACACACTGAATGCTACATACCCGTCTGCGCTGAAGCTCAAACTTCCAAGGTTCTCCATGTCTCTGTCCTTCAAAAGCTTCTGTAATGCCTCAATATGAGGGATTGCTTCTTTGCAGAACTCCTTAAACTCCGCTTCGTTAAATTTCTTTTTGCTCATGTCTGTTTCTCCTTTCATCTTTCACAGTAATTTGCATCAATAACTTTTCCATCGCTGTATGCGAATAAGTCATAGCAGAACCATCTAACATCTCTTCTCTTTACAAACCAGACGATTCCAAACCGGTCAATGTAGCACAAGTTGTCTTTGCTCATCTTGCAAGTAGAGCCGTCCTGGTTGTAATAAGCATTCCAGAACAATTCATGTAACTCATTCCCTATCCTGATCTGGTCTGGCTCCGGAAGCTCTTGATACTGCTCTTCTGGCATTGCGAGTCGGTTGATTCTCTCTTCTCTTTCCTTTCTTGCCAACTTAGCTTCCTTGCCGTATGTGCTTTTCCATAGGCGATATGCCTTTTCTTTTGACATGTGATCGCAATCCATGTAAATCTGCTCAATCTTCAAGAACTGCTCATACGTCTTTGAATTTTCCGGTGCTCCGGTTCCTTTCAAAAATTCTGAATACATCATCTGATCTGTTCCTCCTTGCTTATCCCTTATGCTCTGACTGCCTGCTCGAATTTCTTATCCGGTGCATTGAATGTTGCTCTCTGATATACATATGAATCACCAACAAACTGTCCTTCGATATGTAATTTCTTGTCCATCCCTCTTCTGATTGTGACAACTTTTGAAGAGCTCCAAGTCTTGACTGTCTCTTTAACTGCTCCTTTTTCAATTTCGTCTGCTGTAAGCTTTCTGCCGATCTGGCTTTCAATAACCTCAACCATTTTCTTTGTAAATTTCATATCGTTTCCTCCTTGCGATTTGTAATTGTTTATCGTGACGTTATCGTAATCTGCATCTGCTTACTTTGTCAAGCAATGTTTTTACAAGTTTTTTTAATTTTTGTGCGATCTCGCAAAGCTACTTCTTCACGAACACAACCTTGTATCCCAGGGCGTCAACAATCTTCTCGAACTTCGTGAGCCTCATGTCTCTTCTAAGAGAATCATTCAGCGTCTGCCGATGGATTCCCATCTTCTTTGCTACCTCTGCCTGTGTGGTATTTTCTTCAATCAGCTTTTTCAACTGTTCATTTAATGTCATAACCTGCCTCCTTTCGTCCGTATTTTCTTTTTAGGCTTCTGTGTAGCCGGTTCCGAAGAAATATATGCTGTACATTCTTTTGGAACCGGTTATGCCTCAATATGGACTTCTTAATCAGTGGTACACATTTGCTTACCGTCTGGTAAAAAATTATCCGAAGACTTCCTCTCCGAACAACGCATACTGGATGATTATATCTGCACATTCAGCATCAATACAAGTCGTATCTATCGTATAGTATCTGTTGCTAACGTCTTTCTCAATGCATTCGTATCTAGGATCATGCAAATACATCTCAAGTCCCTTCATGAACTTTTCTTTGTTCAGCGTATACCATTCTGTGTCTTCATCATCGAACGGCTCACACACATGAATCTTCAGCTCTCCCCCTCTGGCGATCTGCTCATGCCCCCAGGATGCTACTCTCTTATCTTTTTGGACTCTAGCTGAATCACACCAATAAGTAATGCCTCCTTCAAGTGCCGAACACATGATATCGTCCACGTCTTCCTCTGTAACAATAACTCTCTTCCCAGACTTCTCATGCTTAATCTCTCCTGCAATCTTCCTTTTCTCCATGACTTACTCCTCCCATATTTCATTCGCTTCTCTCTTGCAGTCTCGCTCTGTGTAATAATCATACAGGAACTCTTTCTGTGCTTTCGTCATATCTCTTACCAGGCTTCCTGTTGCAAATGCAACTCCCTGTGACGGGTTATGAAGTAGCACCCAACCTCTATCAACAAGCCAGTCCCCAGCTTCGAGTATTTCTTCATACTGTTCCGGGAAATTTTCTTCCACATATCTGTCTGCCCAGTACTGGTGCTCTCCCCACTCGACTTCATGAAAAGTGCCGTCCGGTTCCAGCCATCCATAATCTGTGGTAGTATGCTCTTTAACATCCATCATCCGTTTTAAGAAATTATCAATCTGCTGTTGCTCCTGGTCTTCCCGTGTTTCCATCCCAAGTTCTCTCCGCACTGCTCGCTGTTCACTTTCTGGAAGATGCTCCATCGCAACACAAAATTGTTCATTCATTTCCTTCAGTTTTTCCTCCGCTTCCCGTCTTAACTGTGGAATTTTCCAGATATTCATACTTCGTGGTAACGGCTTCTCTTCCCCTGGCTCATATATTTCCAGGTGATACGTGCCATCTGCTGTACTGCCTCTCAGTGCAGCTCGTCCAAGCAGAATATCTTCTGCATATCTCCGGATCTTGGCTTCTGACGCATCCGTACCTGTCATGCAGTCTTTCAGAATCTCCATGACCTTCTCAATACTCTTTTCGCCAGAGTAAAACCACTCTCTTGTAATCTGAGTAATGAACTCTCCAGTTATCCCAAACGTAAGCGTTCTCTTCTCCGCTTCCACCTTTACACCTCCTGTTCTTCTCTGACCTGCTTTGTTTTAAACAATTCCTCATTCTGTTCTGCATACGAATAGTAGCTATCTTTTCCAATTATCACATGGTCTACAACCGGTATTCCGAGTAGTCCTCCTGCTTCTACCAGCCTTTTCGTCAGCGAATCATCTTCTGATGATGGCGTGCAAATTCCACTTGGGTGATTATGTACAACTGCGATCCAATTGCACCCACTTACGCATGCTCTAACAAAAAATTCCCTCGGCGTTGTCATGCAGTTGTAAGCTGTTCCATGTGCCACCTCGAACATCCCTATCACTTTACATTTTACGTTCAATGCTAGCATCCATATATGTTCTTCTGGCAAGTCTTCCGCATTGCATCCAGTCATAAACATTCGCGCTATTTTGTCTGGAGTATTCAAAAACTCGTCTGCATAACTGAATCCACTATTTTTCTTTGCCAGGACTGGCTTTCTTTCTTCATCAAGCAGCAGTTCATACTCAATTACTCTCATCCTTAATCCTCCCGGTAATCTTCGTAATCAATTCCAGCTACATCACAGATACTTTCGTAATCCGTGCCATTCTCATACATATTCTTGATCGTCTGGCCGTGAATCGTTCCATCCCATATCCGGATCATGCGCTCAATCGCTTCATCCAGTCTGCCGTTTCTCACACCTTGCATGTAATACCTCCATCTCATAAAATCACATACTTCAGATCCTTGTTCCCATATGCCATATCCAGCACCGCCGGTATCGCATCTTCTGTGCTGCTGAACTTATCTCTGAACAGCTCTGTCAGCATTACCTGTCCTCCATCGCATTCCGGTATACCGGAACTCAACTCATGCTGGTCATAGTAGATATAATCCACATAGCCTTCCGCTTCGTCTTCATCCAGCAGATTTGTTCCGTTCCCTTCAGCGATTCTAACAATCTCTCTTACCGCCGGCACATAAATGAACACATCTGCATATCTTTTTTCTTCCATCTCCCTGCTCCTTTCTCAAATGTAATAGCAGCTGAAATTCCAGTGATGTCCGAACTCATAATACAATCCGTACTTTTCAAAAATCTTGTCAAAGCCTCTTCTGATTGCCGGGTATTCATCGTAGTAGAGCATCTCACATACTGGTCCTTCAAAGCTCATACTGAGGATATGATCTGGATTCACATACTCGAAGTAATTGGTCGGATCCTGGTCTTCTTCCTCAATCAGATGCTCTCTGTCGTTGTAATGGTACTTTCCCGTCTTCGGGTCAAGTGTCGTGAATCTCTTGCCGTTGAAATAGATATTTACATCCTGCCACATCCCATTGTCCAGGAGGTACTCTCTGATCTCTTTTGCCAGAGCTTCAATCTGCTCCGGTGTTAATCTTGAAATGTTACTCATGCTACATTCTCCTTTCTTTCTCTCCTCTTGATAAGTCTTACCGGATATTGCGGCTCATTCTCCCTGTACTCTCTGAGTCTTTCCTGCCCTTCTTTTCTGGTATACTCTGTCAAGATATACTCCCAACCGTATCCATAATTTCCTTCCAGAACCCAAGTATCTACTGTCTTTCTTACATACATAGTTTTTCTCCTTCCTATCACATTGTCTCGATTGCAATTTCATTGTAGAGAACGTATCTCTGTGCCTCTTTAATGGTCTTGAATTTCAGAAGCTCCAGGAATGGTCCGTAACACAATCTCGATCTGCCGTCTTTTTCAACTTCCAGGTTGTATTTTTCTTCTCCCCGGATATCCTGCTTGCACATGTCGATCACGTAATATCTCTTTCCTGTATTGCTCACAAATCTTCTTCTACCATTAACTGTCACTTTCGTGCCCTCCTTTGTTTTGTAATTGTTTATCGTGACGTTATCGTAGTCTACATTTGCTTACTTTGTCAAGCAATGTTTTTACATTTTCGGTCAAAAAAATTACAGCCACGCTTTATCCGTAGATAATGTGCTGCAAACCATCTTCAAACTCTTCGTATCTCTTCTTCAGAATATCAAACACACAGTAGAACGACTGCATCTTTTCGCTGGCATCCGGTGACAGATAATCGTAATAATAGCTATCCATCATTTCCATGAGGCTCTTAATCTTTCCTGCCTCTATTACGGCATCTTCCAAGGTGAGGCTTTTCGGAGATACCACAATCTTCTTAACGTCCTCCCGGAGCTTATCCGGAATCCCAGTGGCTTCCTCTGCTGTCTTTTCTTCTTCCTCTCTATCCGCTGGATCCGGACCCGGTGTCTCGACTGCATCAACAATCTTTTCTTCTTTCCACTCTGTCTCAGCTTTTACCTGGCACTCTGCCACATACAGATCATACAGGATATTCACTACTCCCATTGCCAGCTTCATTGCGCTCGGTCTGGCAATTCCCATGTCGCAGAATCTGGAAACGATTGTCATTGACACTCCCTGCTTCACGAGACTGTACTGGAAATTCTTATCCTTTCTTCTCTTTGCAATCTCCTCATAGGTCTGTGCGATTATATCATCATCCTTCACAAACTGTTCTACCAAGGCTTTGATCTCTTTATCGGTCAGAAACCGCTTGCCATTGTTCTGCTTTCCAAGCTCATTTCTGGAATTGCATTTCTTCAACTCCTGGTGTACCATTTCATCCTCACAGCCACCAACCGTGCATGCCGCTTCGTTACCCTCTGGAGCTATGATTACTTCGCAATGCTGATAATGTTTCAATCTTCCCATCTTTTTCTCCTTCCTCCCGGTTTTCGGACATAAAATTACAGCCACCTCAGTGACTGCAATCTTTTTTCTACTTTCTTTCTCTATTCTGCTTCCCAAGCTCTTTCAGCGTAATCATGCAGACCGCCACTTCTACTAAACACGTTGCCAGAATCGTCACCAGGAGGAATGGATTCATTCCCTTCACATTCCAGGCAATAATCTCAACCATCATAAGCAGCAACGCCCATCTTCCAACTTTCTGCAATGTGTTCGCTTTCGTCTTCTGGATCTCATTTCTCATTTCTGATTTTTTCATTTACTTCTAACCTCCTTTATGCTAAACTCAAAGGGCAAGGGAGCCACAACTCCCAAGCCTTTGAGCGACTACTAAATGTAGTCTACTTGAACCAATGAACGATTGCCGTTACCAATGCTGATATACCAGTTATTGCTCCAACAATAATTTCAGTGATGGTGGCGGCGATTTGCATTTTAAGCAAACGTTTTTCCAGCAGCTCTTTTTCTTTGTCCGTTTCCGGATGCTTCTTCTTTCCCACTGGGCTATCCTCCTTCCGTAGATTCCGATAAATCAGTGGTAATGATTTATCGCATCGTTATCGTAACAGGCTGGCTCGAAGGCAGTCAAGCATTATTGTTACAGTTTAATATGCAGCTCCCTTGCTTGCTAAAATCCACAACTCCTCTGTTCCATCCCCAGTTGTCTCTCTCGCGCTCACGGATGTACTCTTGCTGGATGATCATTTCTGTCATAACCTGGTTGATAACCCATTCTCCAGCAATCTCTTTTATTTCCTCAAGACTTCCAGTCGAAACCAACAAGAAAATGTTATCCAGGGCTTTCACGTTATCCCTGTACTTCTGTCTGGTTTGTCCAATCGTTACTGTATTGAGAAACTCCGGTCTATTCATCGTGCATACCTCCTTATCAAATTCTTTCCACGGATGTCTTGCAACACTCGTTAATCAGCTTCCATAATGTACTCTGGAACAACTCCTCTTCTGAACAGCCATACTGTCCGCAGAAGCTATTGACATCTGAGTGCTCCAGGATATCTTCCGTGATCTCTTCCAGGTCATCCATCGTGACTTCTTTCTCAAAGTCGCAAAGGTCAACCAGCAGATGCATGTACGCATCCACGTCTCCTCTGGTATAATAGCTTTCTCTGATGCACATGTTTCTTACCATGTCGCTATAAATTTTTCTGAACTCTCTGTATCTTGCCATCTCTATTCCTCCTCGAACGCTTTCTCAAAATCTAATTTTCCACCAGCCGCACTATCCATGAGGTCTTCAATCTCACCGTCAAGTTTCTCTGCTTCTTTTTTCAGAAGCTCAATCGCTTCTGTAATGTTTGCACTCTGGAACTCATACTCGTCCAGAATCTTCAGTGCTGATGCTACTGTCTGTTGCATCTTTGCTTTGTTGCTCAGTTCCATGATGCTCTTATGAATGTTCATCTCTATACCTCCTCAACTTTCGTATAATCTTCCAGGATTCCAATGAGTGTTGCTTTACCAATCCGGAACTTCTGCTTGCGTCCGCATCTGGTTCCCATATAATTGACAACTGTTCTTTCTGGAAGCTCATGCTTTATGTACTGGATCATGTAGTAATGACCATCTCCATGGTGAACAACATCTATGAATTTATGCTCATTCCGGTTGTTGCGGTATGTAGCTTTCTCTGTTCTGTTGGCTCTTGATCTCTTTACCATCTTTCATATCTCCTTTTTATTTGCTCTTTCTTTTAACGCCTCAGCGTATTCCATTGCTTTAATTTTCTGACCAACTGTGAAGAATTCATTTTTAAGAACGTCCGTAAGCCATGTTTCAATGGCTGCTTTTCTTTCTTCTGCACTTTTAAAATTCTTTCTGGAAAGAATCCCATCCAGAAATTCTACTGTATTTAAATCCGTGTTGTTCATTGTATTTTCCATATCCTCTATCTCCTTTTGAAATGTTGTTTTTGTTTTCGTGGCGTAATCGTAGCACTCATGAGCGCAGAGCAGTCAAGCAATATTTTTACAATTTGTAATTGTTTTTCATTACTCACTTTGCTATGCTTAAGAAAAAACGTGTGAGGTGGTCTTATGTACGATGGCAGCGAACAGCTGACTTTTAAAGATAAGGAACTTGGCAGCTCTGTCCTGGACTTCTGGTCATGGGCTTACTCGGACTTGATCCGGAACGTGAACCGTGGAGCTTTTGCAGAATTTATAGTCCTGGAGGCAATGAATAATCAATCCGGTATTACCCCCCCCCGAACAGATTTTCGGGTATCTATGGATGCATACGATTTGCTCAGTCCGGACGGCATACGTGTAGAAGTAAAATCTTCCGCATACATACAAGCATGGGAAAGCGAACATCCGGCAAGAATCTCTTTCCGCATAGCCCCAGCGAAATCTCTGGACGCTTCCGGTAACTACTCAGTCGATTCTCAATACTGCCGGCACTCAGACGTGTACGTGTTCTGTGTCTGGACTGCAATGAGCCGGGAGCAGAACATACTTGATTTATCATTATGGGATTTTTACGTGATTGCAACAAAGACATTAGACCAGAAGGTCCCGAATCAGAAAACAATTACTTTCCAGTCTTTGCTGTCCCTCCATCCAAGGAAGGTTGACTACTTCGATCTTTATGAAGCAATAAGAAGTGAAGCTATGAATGATTGAAAATGGGACGTCATTTGTGACAAAGCACACATATATATTTATATATAAATCATATATGTCTTTTTGACTATCTTTTTATATCTTCTTAAATGTCCGCAAAGCCTTATTTTATAGGCTCTACGGGCATTTTGCTTTTGTGGTAAACCTCACATATCTAGGTCTATCTTCTTATATTTTCGCTATCAAGCGTGGTTAAAATCGTGGTAAATACTTCTTATGCGATTAGACGCTGAACCTCTGATTTTGCGGTATCTATCGACGCATGAGCGTACCAGTTCATTGTGATACTGATATTTGAATGCCCCATGATATACTGTAAATCTTTCGGGTTCATGTTCTTGCTTGCCAGTCTTGTGCAGAACGTATGGCGTAGCGTATGCGGTGTGATATGTGGCAAGGGATTGTCCTTATGGTGCTTGTTGTATTTCTTTATCATACGGACAAATAAGGCGTTATAATCAATGGCAACTTTGGGCTTGCCTTTCTGATTGACAAATAGGAAATTGCTCCGTCCGTCTATCACAAATGGTTCTGCCTTTGGGCGTTTCTTCATAACCCGTTGAAATGCCTGTATTGTTTCTCTACTTAATGGCACTTGCCTTATTCCGCTCTTTGTTTTAGGCGTTTCAATGTAATAGCCTTGTTCCTTGCTCTTTAATAACTGGTGGTCGATAATCACAACTTCATTCTTGAAATCAATATCGGCTACTGTCAGTCCGCACAGTTCCGAGATACGAAGTCCAGTCTTTAACAGTATCAGCACATCATCATAATACTTGTGATACACATTGTCCGTCTTGATGAATGACAGTAGGGATTGTTCCTGTTCCTCTGTCAATGCTACTTTCTCTTTGGTATCATTTTCTAGGACTTCACTTAACTTGAAATCAAAGGGGTTCTTCCTTACACAATCGTCTTGTATGGCAATATAGAATGACGCTTT